TTCCTCTAATTCTTTTATTCTATCATTTCTTATATTTTCATATCTTTGGATTGAAGTACATTCTTTACACCCTTTCATCCCATGTTTTCTATAATTATTTACCTTACCTTTCACGCCTGCCTTAAATGTGTTACCACATAAAAGACATTCTATATCCTGTACATTATTTGTGCCCAAATCTATATTCTTGGGCCTTAGTTTTATTTCGTTAACAATATAATCATAATATTCTTTTTTCATAACAAACTACCTTTTGATATATTTATTATAATAGCTTGAACTTGAAAACGAAAGTAGTTTGCAGTGTTCCTTTTATAGAAATAAAAAAGCCCTGCAACTGCAGGGCTTTCAGGGGGTTTTAACTCTTTTGCGGATTAAATGAATGCTAGGTTAGTAATATTAATTTTACCATAGTAGTCCGCAGAATTCCCGAGAGATGTTGTCGTGTCAGTTAGAGCAACCTTACCGTAACGGGTCATTAGACTCATTACAGGCTGGAAGGTAACTGGGTTAACAACAACGCCTGTACTCATCAGTGGGATGTAAGGTGCATACCAGTAACCGGCATCTACTTCACCGTTACCACCCTTGTATCCAACTAGGACCTGATCATTTCCAAGACCCTGACCTGCACTAAATACTTCACCATCAGTTGGCTGTGCAGCGTTCCACAAGTAGCTGTAGACCTTAATCTGACCGTTTAGAATACCGGCTAGATATGTGTTGTTGGGTCCTTTGAAGCTACCTTCAACTGCTGGAGCGAATACTGCTTTAGCTGCAGACTGTAGAACAGAAACAATCATTGGTGATACAACGATATAGTTACCCGCTCCACGACGTGTCTTACGGCCAATCTCATTTGCAACTTCGTTGATACGAACGCCTAGGTTAGCGAAACGGTCACCAACGAAGGCTGGTGCATAACCATTAGAACCACCTGTTGCGTTAAAATCATATGTTCTGACTGTTCCTGCTAGTGAAAGAAGGTCAGTGATGATTTCAGCATCAATTTCCTGCACGATTTCAGCAGATAGTGCCTTGGTAAGCTCTGACTCAACATCGATACCATGCTGGCTATCCATGTCCTGCATTGCTTCCATTGTCCAACCTGCTTGTAGCTTACGGGTATGAGCTTCAACGGCTTGGTTGATGATCTCTAGGGTCATCTTACGTCCGCCTGAACCTTCTATCAAGCTACCAGAACCACCCTTCAACGATCCACCAACTGGCTCACCGAATAGTGTAGTTCCAGTTTCATATGTGGTTACGTCTTCTTCAGAGTGCCAACCCTGACCATCGGCTGTATCAGCGTCAATATCAGCTTCAGCAGCATTTGGCCCTGCAATACCAGAAGCCCCTGCAGTTTGATCAATACCTTCAAATGGTGTACCTGATTCTGCAACCTGTCCAGCATAGAACTGACGAATCAACTTGTCATTTCCAAAAGCTTCATCCCCCGGTTCGATATCAAATCCACCAAATGGTGAACGATCAGGATTATGAGTCATATCTTCTTCGTACTTGTATCTCAGCGTATAAACAAGTGATACAGGTCCTGACATAGGCTGAAGACCTACGATTTCACTCCCGATTGTTCCGGGAATAATACGGCGAATCATCGGAAGCAATGTTTTACGAAAGTTTGCTACATCATGAGATTGTACCGCACCCTGTGCAGCAGATTCATTCAACATATGCTTGCGCTGGTTTTCTAGAAGAGGCCCAACGATTTCTTTCTGTGAAGGCTTAAGCCCGCTAAGAAGGACATCCTTGGTCTCATTCCAATTTTCTACTAGTGTTTGTTTATCGTCCATTTTTATAGTCTCCTTTATTATTGTTATTAACTATTATGTTTTTACACACTATTATTGGTTAACTGATACCACTCAGTATTTTCAAACGGTTACGAGTTACCTCATCAAGTTTATAATTTGGGAAGCCATCAACCGATTCTGTTATTGTGTCAACATCTTCAACAACAACTTTAGAATCACCGGTTGCTACTACAAAATCATCACTATCCGTGTTTTCCTCGTTTTTTCCTTCGGCAAGTACTGAATTATCCTTCTCCGAACTATCTTCATTAGATTCTCTTAAAACTTTACCAATGTAACGGCGGTACGCTTCATCAAGGCGTTCTGTTGGAATACCTTGCAGAATTGCAGCCATAACTTCTCTTTTCTGACCAGATAAACTTTCAAGTACATCTTCCATCTTCTGCTCACGTTCAACTGATCTTAATCTATCTTTTGCTTCTTTAAGCTGTTCGTTAACTTTGTTTAAGGCCTCTTCTTTTTCCAGCACTTTCTGTTCATAGTCATCTTCTTCAGTAAACATTCTTCGGTATTCTTCACCGATTGTTTCTAGAATCTTACGCCCATGATTTTCTTTACGAACATCTTCAATTGATTCCCTGAGTTCGTCAAGCTCTGCATGCAATCTTTGATCAACATAAGCGTCCAATCCTTCTAAGAGCTTGGTCATATCATTTTTTACATTTTCGGCCATCTGCTGACGAGTTTCCACTAACTTCTCAGCATACTCAGCTTCCAGATCTCTGAACCGTTCTATATCTTCTTTAAGTTCTGCTATTTCTTCATTTAGAGCTTTTTCCAGAGCGGTGTCCATTGCTTCAACCAACTCTTCTTTATCCTGTGCATATTTTTCAGCGAGGTCGGTCTTAACTTCAGCCTCGACCTCTTCTCTTATTTGCTGAGCTTTTTCTTCCATCTTCCGCGATAGAGTTTCTTCCAGTTGTTTTTTGGTATCTTCGGTCAGAAGCTCACTTTCGACTAGTTTTTGCAGCAACTCATCCATGTCTGAATTCTCCTCTTAATTTTTGAGTATAAAATTTACGTAAATTATTTATTACAATCAAAAGAAATAATTTACAATAATTTAATTAATTTATAAGTACTTGTTTTTATTGGATTTTTTTTAATTATATTTTTATATAATATTTTCATTTTTTTTCTATAACGTTTATCTATACTAATAAAAAATCTATATTATCAGTAAGTTGTGCAATAAAAAGGGGAGAAATTCTCCCCTTTTTATTAATATGTCTTATTTTTTGAAAACCAATTTCCTTTATATTTCACATTGAACTGGTTAACTAACGTTTTCTTCATTTCTCCTGTTCCACATTCACATGGAACAACATATTTTTCTGATTCTGCAAATGACATTATTTTGTCAATGCTCTTGTTACACTTATTACATTTAAATTCAAATAATGGCACTATCAATCCTCGTTATCTCTTTTGAGCAATCTTGCTCTAGCTTGATCTAAAAAAAGACTTCTCCAAAATCCAGTCTCTATTCCCGTGGGTAACCAAGCCACGCGCATTCCATTGTATAATTGGATACCATGTCTATGATCATATAAACTATCATAATCTCTATATATTATTTTATTCAACATCAATCTGCCAGAGCCATCAAAAACTTGTAAGAAATCCCCATCTTCTATTTCTCTTTCTCTATCCACCGTCTTTTCAGTATCGACGATAACCCAATTTACATACTCTTTATTTGGGTTTTTATCATCCCTTACTACTTTCAAAATTAACGTTCCAAAAAACTCTTCTTTATATTCCATGTTATGCTACCTCGTCTGTATAAGCACTTATATTTAGAAGTTATTTTTAGGGACGAAAAAAGGCCCCAATTAACGGGGCCAAATATTACTACTGTTTATTATTATTATGATCTATTTATAGTCATTTCCTAAAACGTATCTATATTTTCCACAATCATATATTCGGAAAATATTGTTGTTTACGCAATTTTCATGTTCAGTTTTATCATTATCATAATAAGATAATAGTTTTTTGAGTTTGTTATGCCTAAAATTAAATTTATGAAATCGTTTATTTTGATAAACATAATAATAATCAGGTTTTAGTTTTTTATCTAATGTAAAACCATTAGCTTGATATAATTTCCCATCTCCCCATCTAAGATCCGCAAATGTTATTATTTCGCTTGGTTTATACTTATTTAATATATATTTTAACAATCTCGAAAATGCTCCGGGGACAATATATTTTGTAGAAAATCTATTCAATACCATTTTTTCATTTTTAGTTCTTATCAGCCCCACACAAGCCACTAAACTACCATTATGATATAATCCTGCATTAATAGAACTTGGGCCATTTCCTTGAATGTGCGTATTATCAAAGAATTCTTTTTTATCCATTGAACACGCCTCAGCTATTTTACAACTTCTAGCGTATATTTTAGTAGCTGTATTCATTCCTATTCGATGCATTATCATCTTTTTTATTAATTCAGATTTATCATGCCATTCATCTTCATATATGGTTAATAAATCAATTCCTATCTCTTTACATTTTTTGTACTTATTTTCATGATAATTATTATCTTTGTGCAGTTCATTATGCCAGTACAATCCACAATATTCTATCGCTAGATTGTAATCTGGTAGCATAATATCCAGTTCTAACGGGGCTATGACAGACCTATCATTTTCGACTACTGTAATATGCTGATCTTTTAAATATGTTGCTAATTGTTTCTCAGAGTAACTTGATGAATAGAGATAACTAGGTATAAGCCCTAGTCTATACATTGCTTTATTTACTGTAGAATTATTAACCTCTAATTTTTCTGAAATTTCTACACAACTACGTTTCTGATTATGATTCATTTCAACTAACCATTCTTTATCATTCAATTTACTCAAAGAGTCTTCGGATAAATGTTGCTGAAAATGAAAATCACATCCATATTTTTCATTATTTCTTTTTCGTATCCTATTGACATTTTTAAATGGGTTATCCACACCATATCGTTTAACATTAGTTAGTTTCATTTTATCTAATGTCGTCAAATCTTCATAGTTTTCACCGTACTTTTCTATGTTTTTACGATGTTTGTTAATTTCTGCATTCTTTGTTTTATTTTTATTGAAGCATCTTGTAGAGCAAAAGCGTGCATAATCTGAATATGATGGAGTCCATTTTGTGGGTTTAATACAATCTTCATGTTCACATATAGGGAATTCAAATTTATCATGGCGAACATGCCATAAGCGTTGGGATGTTGTTGCAGTATCAGGTAAGAAACTTGTTAATTCTATTAGTTTTTCGTATTCTTTAGGATATTTTATACGCACATTAGATGTGCTGCGTCTTGGGGGGTATTTTTCGGTTAGAAAATATAACTCTTCTGCAGACATTATAATAATTGAACACACCTTTCATGATATCATATCATGAAAGGTGTGTTTTTTCAACATTTACATTTTATTAAAAACATTTTCAACAAATTGTATAATAGATTTTTGAAAATATTTTTGTGCAGATTCGTCGTGTTGCATGCTTTCTGATAGAGACAGAACTCTATTTCCCTCTTTGCTGTTTTGTAGTCCTTCATAAACGGGTTTTGGAAATGCGCCGGGGGCAGAGGGGGTTGCTACAAGATCAGCAGTAACAAATATATACCCGCTTACTTGGCCATCACTTTCATTCACTTGACCGGCACCGCGACTTGATATTCCATAACGAACTCCAGAACGTGCAAGCTCTTCTGCAATTAATCCCATGGGGGTTTTTAGTAATTGTGCTTTACCGTACACATTGTTTCCATCAACATACATTTCTTTGATGGCATGTGATATTCGATCCATGTTTATGGTTAGCTCCGCTGGATGGTCGAGTTCTCCAAAAATTCCACCATTTTCTTTAATGGTTTCTGAAGCTTTGGCCACAGCATTTGTCATTTCTGAGACTGGATATACTCGTTTATTTCTATTCTGTACATCTGCTTGCATAAAGATTCCGTTAAGCCACATGGACTTAGAATCATTTGCATTTTCGCATACTATGTGAGCATCGGATGGCGAGATATGTTCAATAAGAGTTTGCATATTATCACTTACACCGTGTGGTCATTTTTTTTATGTTTTTTTCTTATATCATATTCTTTATCTGGTGAGGACCCCTCTTTACCACCTGAAGTAATCTCATCACCAAAAGATGGGTCATCCAAACCATGTTCATTTTTTTTAGGATTTTCCATTCTACTATCCTTATGCTTAGAAGATAGTTCATGTTTATCATAGTCTCCTGTAGGACCATCTGTAGATTTCTGTGATCCACCACTTGAAGTATCATTCAGATCCTTGCTTGACGGGTCATCCTTTCCATGTTCATGGTTACTAGGATTTTCCATTCTAGGATCTTTATGATATGACGCCAATTTGGTTCTCTTATACTCTCCCATTGGAGAATCTTTATCGTGTGGACGGTTATGTACTTTTTTCAAACGATCTTCTCTACGCTGTACAGCAATTTTTGCAGTTTCACCTTCGTTCAACGCAGCTACATATTCCATCATTTCATTATCCGTAGAAAAAGTCTTAGAATTCCCTTCACTATCAACAAATTCAATGTCATCGCCTTCTACGGTAAAACTTCCAACTTTCTGTTTACCAACAAAAACATCATTGTTTTTAATGTGAATTGATTCATCCGTTTCTGTGACAATTCCTAAAATTTTCCTAGTTTTTTCAGTAATTATCGAAGACAAAAGACTTTTAACATCATTACCTTCAGCTAAACCATCAATTACTTTTGTTAATTTCTCTTTTTGCATAATCAAGTTACCTTTTTTATTATTTAACATTATTTATAATTATTCACTTATAGCATTAGAATATTGCATATACTTTCTAATATCTTTTGCCTGTTTCTTTGACAAATGCTTATTGCCCTTCCTATATGTCTTTTCCTTAGATACTTTTTTTGACGTTTTATTTTTATTCTTATCATTATCTTTTTTATCATCATAGAATATATCTGGATTGATATAATTAAAATAATCTATTCGTTCTAATATTTTTCGTCTGAATAATCTGTTCATTATTTCCTATACCTCTTATCATCTGGTCCATAATCAGTTCCAAAAAATATTTTTTTCTGTTTAGGAAGAATTTTCTTTTTCTTTTTGCCGCTTGTAGTATACAAATTATCCATCCACAAATCCATGGCAGACTTCTTAGGGCCGGTATCTAAGACGTTTTGTATTTTCATAAATAATCATAGGCTGACTGAATGGTCTTCAAACCCCCCACTAGAGGGATCTCTCTCCCTAGAAGACACAGGCTCATTTATTTTAATTTTTTCACCAGTATCAACATAATATCCACTCCTAACTAAAGTTGAAGTCCGATATAATGGTTTCCCATGATGTATGCGGGCGGCTCTCACATCTCCGCCACCCAAATTGTCTAATACCACCATTTTTTCATTGCCCTTACGTATAATGGAACCCTTAGTAGCCTCATCTAACTTCTTTTCTGACTTTTTATTGTCCTCGTCTTCGTCATCCGGTTCATCATATGCGTAATCTACCATATCTTCTAATTCGTGGATAACGTCATCACATTTTGCATCATTTTCCTTACATAACCTTTCGGCACATTTTTTGATATCTTTTTCAGAGCAATTATCAACATCTACTGCCTTACCTAGGTGCTTAAGAAATTTCTTTTCAATGCTTTCATCTTCACACATTTTGTAAAGCTTCTTTATATGCTTAGCCATTTCAGATGCGGTCATTCTATTTTCGTGATCTTCAACAATAATACCTGAAAAATTTTCCGTTAAATAATCACTAAACAGTTCATCCAACTTTTCACTATAACCCTGTGCTGCACCATGCTCTTTAATAAACTGTTCTAAAAACTTTCTAGATTTTGTATTCATTAATAACTCCTTGTAATAATTTAATATTTATACATATATTTATTTAGATTTTTTTCAAAAAAGATAAAAAACTGTTTTCATCTAAGTTCTTATGGGGATCCTAGTACTGAGTTATGATGTGTTCTCTGGTGTTTCAGTTTCTTCGCCCTCGTCGCCTTTCATCCTTTCGGGGCTGGCTTCGTCCTCTAATCCACCAAGGTCTTCTCCCTCTTCGTTTTCATCGTCTAATCCACCAAGGCCGCCTTCTGCTCCTCCCATTGAAGGAGCGCCACCTAACCCGCCTTCGAACCCCCCAGCTTCTGCTTCTTCAGGGTTATATAGTTTAGGCATGTCTTCTCTTCCACCGTTGATAGGGAGACCCTTTTCTTCTCTAAGCATTCTTTCATTGAGATTCATTTCTTCTTCAGTAAGTTGCAAATATTTCTTGAGGGCAAATCTCTTAGATAAATTATTATCGTCTTTAACATTTATATAGGTATTAATAAGTGCAGTATCAATTTCTTGATCTCTACTCTTCTTAAAGTTAGACGGCGACGGTAATGTGATTTTATATATTGTAGGATCTATATTTATTCCATTTTCATATATAAAACGTTTGAACTCTTCATCTAAAGTTTTTTCTATGAACGACTGTAGCCTCTCAATATATAAGCTGAACTTAACTTCTTGCATAAGGGCAATACCCACTCTACCATCATTAAAAGTCCCTGAACCACCATCACCTTCAAGAGTATTAATATAGCTCTCGGGTATTTTCAAGCCTCTCCATATCTTTCTAAAAAATATATGTAAGTCATCTAAATTTCCTAAATTCTGACCGCCCGGTAGAGTCTCAATGCGACTTCCAGTAGCATTAGGCCGCACCGCCAGAAAAAAGTCTTCCTGCATGGATTGTGGATTATAAACCGCATCTACCTGCGACTGGCCCTGATTCTTGAAATGTCCCCCGTGGTGGCCATGTCCATGCCCGTGAGTCGTAGGAATTCTTTTCTGTCTAAAATCATTTTTTACCTTTTCTAAAATTTGAGATACATTATGTGGATGAGATCTACCTACATCAATATAAAACACTCTTCGTTCAGGTGCTCTCTGAATTCTGTATATAACAATTGAATCTTCTAAAAGTTCTTTCTGTTTAAATGGTTTGTATATTGGCCTCAAAATAGATAATCCGAATGGTGCTTCTTCAGAAGTTTCGTCAAATAAACTAAATCTAACAACATCTTTTGCTAAAAATGGTTGTGCCATTTGTGATTCTTCGCTAGAATACGGATTAGAGTAAGATGCTCCAGTAAAATTTCTATATGGTGTACTTTCTACCTCAGTTTTTATATTCCATGCTTTAACGTTTGTAACATCTTCTTTAGAAACAATGGCGCTCTCAACATTTTTGGGGTGTGCATATATCCATTTTCCGTTATTTTTTCTAGAACGTATAAAAAATAAATCTCCGTATTTTATAGTGGAGCGACATATATTAAATAATCTATTATTTTCCAAACATTGGACCTTTATGAATGTCTGCAATGCTGCTCTGAGAGTCATTGATGTAGTAGTCGTTATCTCTTGGTTTGGCTGTGGTGTTATTTTCACCTCAAGAGCATCTTTTTCTTTAGGATTATTCCCTGTCATCTCTTCTGCAATATAATCTAACGCTAAAGAGATATCAGAGTCATTGTCCATAGAATCATATTCTCTATATTGATTACGACGAGAAGCGGATCCATTGACCATCCTATTGTACCAAGAGCTTCTTCCATACACGCCACCAGATCCATATAAATCTTGGTTTGTATAAACTTCAGAGTCTTTTCCTTGGGGTCTTACTACTTTATAAAATTTGGTAATTGCCATTTTATATATTATTCAATATGATGATATTTATGTATTTAATGTGTGGTTGATATATTAAAAATTATTCTCGTTCTGAGAAATTTCTGGTTTGTCCTATTATTCTATTTTGTGCTTGGTTTCGTTGTGCCGTTAGAGATGATTCAATAGCATTTCTTATTTCATCTTCTGACATTTTACTAAAATGATTTCTCATATCCTGATTGCCCTCATCAACTTTTTTGTAACCTAATTCTGTATTTAACGCTATAGTTTCTAATCTTGCGTTAAGCATTTTAATGGTGTCTTCTTCATTTTCCAATGTTATACTATTTGATTTTATCATGCGTAATAATACTTCTATTGGCTCACGAACTGCTAAATTCGCGAATTCTTCGGTATCTAAATAGCTAGTAATATCCTCTTCTATTGCTCTAGCATATCTTTTAGACCTTTCCGTTTCTACTGCTTTATACATAGGGATTTCTTCACCAGTCATTTCATTTGTAATGGTTGTTCCTGATGGAACAAGTCTTCCCCTCCGCATATTTGAAAACCTATCTATGTTTTCCATTAAACTTCTAGTCCTTAAACCATGAGAACCATGCTCAAGTTGATTCATTATAGCTCTCATCCTACTCTGGTCGTTATTACGAAATGCTTCTTCGTAATCACTTCGTAGCTGTTTTTCTCTTTCGGTGAGTTCGGGTGTTTGCTCTGCACCGAAATTTCCCATGGCCATATGAGAGACCGCTCTGGTCATCAGTTGCTGCCGTCGTCTTTCTTCACCTCTTTTCCTATTTGCATTAATTGTTAAACCGCCACTAACAAGACCTCCTAGAGCCGCACCTATTACAGTACCTAATCCGGGTGCGATAGCAGACCCCAGAAGTGCTCCCGTCCCGGCACCAGAGACAGTATTTCCTCCTGTCCGAAGAAGATCACCTTGGGGGCCTTCTGGGGCTAAAGATGATGCCGCTATACCGGCTAGTGCTACGGGGCCTCCTCCGCGTAAAATTTTACCTCCAATACCCATCGCGCGGCGGCCAAATGATCGAGTGCCACGGCCACCAATGATAGAACCATGGCGAGCAATTCTAGAGGCGAGACCGGCGCTTATCCCTACACCTACCGCCTCCCAAATTGCGGAAATTATGCCACCGGCCGCTTTTCCTATTGAACTCTGTAAAGCTCCCTGCATATGTTCTAGAGTAGTTACTGTGGCATGGCCCCATTTTCCGACTTCTGATGCAGTTCTTTCTGTTTCAGCCCGTGCTGAGCTTAAAACATCCTCAACACTTAACTCACCTAAATCTCCACCTCTTCTGATATATGCTTCTACTGCGTCTCTACCTTCAACACCTGCCATGCCCATAACTTGAGTCAGCATTGCTCTCATACCAGTGTCATCAGCACGAACGGCATCATGTAATAATCCCCCAATATCTCCGACCAATCTATTGTAGTTTGTGGCTGCTGCCTGCCTTTCTTCACCTGATAAGCTCACACCCCCTGTTCTCGTTTGTTCCCCCAACAATCTTACTGTTGATTGATCCATGCCAGCCTGCTCAGCTAAAATTTGGACACCTATAGATCGCTTTATAGCCTCGCCCGGCCCACCATATGCTAGACCTGCAAGTTCTCTAACTCTCTTTTGTTGTATCTCTAGTTCTTGGTTAAGCACTCTTGCCAATTTTCCCCTAAATTCAACTTCATCCTGCATTGATTCAATAGAAGCTAATCTGGCATCCTCCCCTGCACTTAATACTCTTAACATTCCTTCGCTGCTCATATCAGCAAAAAATCTCCTCATCTGTTCTTGAGTAATTCCAAGGTCTTTAAAGGTATCTCTATAAAATTCTACAGAATCTTTTATGTTTTTGGGATCTAAATTTACGCCTAATACGCGCAAATTATCAGAGATTTTTATTATGTTATCTAAGCCATCTTTGCCCATATAGCCCATTTCTCTAGAAAGTCTTTGTAACTCCCTCAACTGATTAGAGTGTAATAATTCTCCAGCCCCACCGGCCATGCCACTATCCTGTGCAATTCTCCGAATGACGTTTCGATTTTCTGCTACTGATCCAAGAAGGTCGGCTTCACTCATTCCCATAGTGAGCGCAGGTATGCGGGCCGAATATTCATTTGTATTGCCAGTAAACCTCTGTCTAATCATTAGCAGATTAGCTTCCTTAGAAATGCTCTCGCCTAAAGCTGCTCCCAGCGATTTACGTAAGTTATTTAATGCCCGTTCTAGATCCCTAGAGCGTTCATCAAACATTTTACCTAATTTTTGCATCCAAGTAGTTGATGATGATAATGCCCCTTTCAGTCCATCATTAGATTCTGTGGAGTCTTCTAATTTAGATTCTAATTCATCTATGCTAGTACTACGTTTATAGCCTAGTTCTTCTACGCGCAAAAGAGTGTCTAGTCTTTTAAACAAGGGATCTAATATAGATTTTAATTCTGGATGCTTTTCGGCCAACTTCTTCAGCTGATTATCATTCATTACCGCGCTGAGTTGTGCAACAGCTTCAGGTATTTCATTTAGTTTTTCTAATTTTTTCTTAGTTTGTTCTAATTCTCGTTTAGTGCCCTTATCAGTTTCCGCTTTAATTCGTTCTTTTACATTTTTTAAAACTTTTGGAATATCCCTATATTCAGAGTCGATTTTTTCCTGTCGCACTCCCAGTCTTTTTAGGGAGGAATTTATTTCTGATTCTAAGGCTGTTCTTTTCTTGGTTAAATCTTTTAATTTATTAGTAGAATCATATACCTTAGCCATAGTATTTGTTACTTTTTCGAACGATTTAGAATTAGCTCCCACATTTGAAACAAACTCATTCATCGCATGTGCGGATTTCTTGAATGCATCTGATTGCCCCTTAGACTGCTTTTTTATTTCTTCGGTAGCATCTCTTACGGCTTTATTATATTTTCCATATACTGGTATACCATCCAACATAGACTTAAATATTTTCTTATTGATATCCATAACATTCCGTATGGAATCTCTGAAATTATCCATTTCTCTAGTTGTACTTCTTACAGCAGTTATCGGATCATGGCTTGTATTGCCATCTCTCACAAACTGAGAGTCGCCACCATACGATGCAAATGAAGAAGAACCAGAATCAGCTATCTTATCAAGCTTTCTGATCATTTTTTGGAACAAATCACTTAATTCTCTTTCTGACGACATGTTAGTAATATATTAAAAATTCATGGGTTACAAATATTTATCGTTCAAACAATAATAAAACATTGCTTGATTACAAAAAATCATGCATATATAATATCTAATCATAATTAAAATATAATGGAGAATCTGATATGGTTAAAAAGACTAAGAAAAAAAATTACATCAATAATAAAGATATGTTGGAAGAAATCATCAAAAGTAAAAAACAGGGTGCTATGACAGATAAATTTGCTAACATGATAATGTTGTTAGTAAAACGATATTCATCTCAAGGGAAATATAGTGGATATACGTATGTAGATGATATGGAAGGTTACGCCCTTTATATCGTATGCAAAGTATGGAATTCATTTAATCCTGAAAAATATGACAACCCATTTGCATATTTTACGCAGACTATTAAACGTGCATTTTGGCAATATTTGTACCAAGAGAAAGCCCACAGAGACATCCGAGATGCAATGCTTGTAAAAGAAGGCGAATTACCTTCCCATTCATTTCACGAAAAACATTATCAAGAAATGATTACTAATGCGTATGAAGAAAGCGTTAAAGAAAATAAGATGAGCGATGGATTTAGAAATCTATTACAAAAACATATTGAAATGCTAATCGAAAATAATGATGCCCGCAATAACATACTTACAGAGATTGAACGTGAGTTTATAGATTATGACATAGATAAAAAAACTAATATGTTCGAGTTCTTCAATAGAAAAATATCTGAAAAATCTGAACGACATGATCCAAGTTTTAAAAAACTACATACCTCAGAAAGTATATAAACAAAATGAAAAAAATCAAATTTGAAACGTTAACTAAAGCAGGAATATTTACTGACATTCATTTAGGTAGAAAAAATAGTAGTGAAATACATAATAGGGACTGCTTTAATTTTATAAAATGGTTCGTGGAACAATGTAAAAAACATAAAGTGGATCATATTGTTTTTTGTGGGGATTGGTTTGAACATAGAGATTCGATATCTGGAAAAACTCTGGATTGGTCTCACAAATGTATCAAACATATTAAAGAAAATCTGTCTGTTCCGTTTTTCTTTATCATTGGAAATCATGATCTGGTATACAGAAATACAAGAAACTCATTCAACACTAGAATTTTTGAGCCCTTTGATAATATGTTTATTATTGATGATAACTTTTCTACTGTTATAGGAAACAAGAAATGTTTATTTTGTCCATATCTATTTTCTGACGAATATCCCGAGCAAATTAAAAATATAAACTCACATGATATTGTATACGGGCACTTTGAATTTAAAGGTTTCGTTGTCACAGGCGAAACAAAAATTTTAGAGCATGGACCAGAGCATGAAGATTTTAAAAAACCTGACAGAATTTTTACCGGGCATTTCCATAAAAGACAGAATAAAGGTAATGTATATTATTTGGGTAACACCTTTCCTATGGATTATAGTGACGCCAATGATACAAATAGAGGTATGGCAATATATGAATATGAGACAGATGATTTAACGTTTATAAATTGGAAAGACGCTCCGACTTATATTAGTTGTGATTTTTCTGATCTAATTTCATCCCCTAAAAAAATACTTAGAAAAAATGCTATAGTCAAATGTATAGTAGACGATAAAGAATTAGGCTATGAAGATATTCTAGAGATTAAAAATTATTTAATACAAAAATATTCTCTACGTGAATTACGTCTAGAAGAACCCACAGAAGATTATACTATAGGAGATAATATTGATCCAGAAGATTTAAAATCAGAGTCTACCACAGAAATTGTAACAACATTACTGGATAAAATAACCTCTGATAATATAAAACCAGAAAAATTGAAAAAAATATATAAGGAATTATCATGATTGTTTTTGAAAAAATCAAAATACAAAATTTTCTATCATATGGAAATAATGAAACTGAAATAGATTTACAAAGAAATGATCCCACCTTGATCTCTGGTATTAATTATGATGCCTCTTCTAATGGTGAACTTGATTCTAATGGTTCTGGAAAAAGTAGCATTCTCATGGCAATATCTGTGGCCTTATATGACAAAGCTATAGGAATTGATAACCCTAAAAAGAATGCATTGATCAATAATATCAATAATAAAGATATGTTGGTTACTGTAGAACTCAAAGCTGGAAAAAAAAGATACAAAATATACAGATTTAGAAAAAATAAAGCAATGGGTGGAGATGGGGTCAAAATTGAAGAAAATGGAACGGATATAACACCTGATAGTGTTTCAAATGCAAATAAATTCATTGCTGAACATATATTACAAATTCCTTTTGAAATATTTGGGAAAATAGTTGCATATGTCGCAGGTGGGGATGCATTTTTGAAAATGCCATTAGCGACACAACGAGGGATCATAGAAGAGTTATTTTCATATACAGAATTAAGCAATAAAGCGGATATCTTAAAAGAAAAAATAAAAAATAATAAAAAAGATCTCGAATACGCCAAAGAAAGTAATCAGGATATTAAAGAAGAACATACACGACACAAAAAACAGCTTGAAGAAGCTGAACAAGACCATGCGGCATGGGTAGAATCTACCCAAAAACAAATTGATGATATTAAAAATAATATTAAATCTCTTGGTGAAATAAATTTTGATTCAGAATTAGAATCTTTAAAGAATCTCCAAAACACACAAAAAGAATTAGATGATATCGAAAGGAAAGTGAAATCTACAACAGATGAACTTGACAGAATACAAGAAGAAACCAACAAAGCCAACTCATTTGAATCAGATAAAGAGAAAAATATTGCAAAGAAGAAAGATGAGTTATCCAACTATTCTATTTCTGCAAAAAAATTAAATGAACAGAAAAAAATAATAACATCTGTAGAAGAGAATGAAACTACATTAAAGGATCATAAACTAAAAAAGAAAACCCTACAGAGTGAATATGAAGACATTGATCGATCAATGAATGAGTTGTCTAAAGAAAAGAAGGAATTAGAAAAATCTAAATGTCCTTATTGTTTACAAGATTATGAAGATGCCAAGGAAAAACTTAAAACTGTAGAATCAAATATTGAAACTCTAGCTACTTCTAGAAATGATATTCAAAAGAAGTTAACCGCATTTGATAAAGATATCGAATCTTTAGAAAAAAATATCAAAGAATCGAAATCTTCATTGGATTTTTCGTCATTAGTAGAAATTGACCGTTATGCTACAAAAAAGGATCAACTAAAGAAAGATATTAAATCTTTGGAAGAATCTAGTAATCCATATGAAAATAAAAGTGATGAAATATATACTAAACGGTTAAAATTGGATGGTTTGCAAGACAAACAAAAAAAATTGAAAGAAGAGTTTAATAAAAAAGAAGAAGAATGTTTGTTTACATCTGAAGAAGAATTATTTAAAATAAAAAATAAAAAGAGTAGTCTAGAAGATAAACTTGAATATCTTAAAGATCAAAAAAATCCATACGATAAAACATTAAAATCTCTTTCTAAATATGAACCTAGAGACAATAAGGATAAAGATATAGATAATCTAATTGATGAAATAAATCATCAGGAATTCTTGTTAAAATTATTGACTAAAAAGGATTCGTTTATTCGTAAAGCATTAATGGATAAGTACCTTCCTTTCTTGAATGAAAGATTAAAAGGTTATCTCAATTTAATGGGGCTTCCACATAAAGCTAAATTTACTTCTGATCTGTCTACAGAAATTAGTCAATTTGGTAAAGAAATTTCCTATTCTAATCTATCATCCGGTCAAAAGGCTAGGATCAATATTGCCCTTTCATTAGCATTTAGAGACGTTCTTCAATCAAAACATAATTTTATAAATCTTTTCATTCTAGATGAATGTTTGGATGTTGGTTTAAGTAATGTAGGCGTCAAAAAGACACTCAAAGTCATCAAGGATGTCGCTAAGAATAATAAACTATCAATGTTCGTAATATCACATCGAGATGAAATTAAAAGTTCTTTCAATGAACGTGTAGAAATCGAACTCAAAAATGGATTCTCTAATATCGTAGAAAAGTAATTTGTTTAATTCTATAAATATTAAGAACCGCACAAAAACTTAAAGGGAATGATACTAATGACAAACCTTAATCCAAAAAGCATGTATGTTTACGATGGTGAAAATGCTAAAAGACCCATCAAAAAGCAAGTAACTTCGAATGCCAGCACACCCGAACAAAATATGTTTACCGTAGGAAATAATGGAGACTTTTCTACTCTCAATGCAGCATTCAATTATCTCAAACAATTCGGTAATATTAATAAAGAAGTTGAAATAAGAATGTTGGATGGTTATTACATTGAAGAAAATCTAGAGTTCAAAGGAAATAATTTTAGAAATGTTATTCTGACCTCTGAAGGAGATGAAAATGTAGTTTCCAGAGAATTTTTGCTAAGTTTACCAGACGGCATTCCGTTTATAGACGGATCTGAAACAATATTTCCATTATTCGCGGCTAGATTGCGAATGGATGAAAGCGGGACACCGGAGTCAGGTAATAACAATATCGGTAATAGAAGGGATTTGTTTTCTATCAGTAATTCGTCAAAACTTAGTTTTGCGTCTTCTAACCATCCGTTATTGAGTGGTAAGCGAGCAGGGATAGAAAATGCCATGGGTAGAGGGATTTTACTATTCAACAATTCGTCTGTTTCGATGGATTTTGAATCATATGTTAGAAATAGTGGTAATAAACATGGTGAAGAGTTTACATTTAGTGGTGGTGCCCTTTCTTGGTTAAACAATATTACCGTGTTACTACAATCCGTTGTATTGCTCTCAGGCTGTGAATCTAAAAACTCTAATAACAATAATATTGAAATAAGTGGCGGATCCAGTGCATATATACAACAATCTGATTTATCGGGTGCAATCAATAATTCAGCATTGGTCAGGGGAAGTAGTAAACTAATGATATCATTCTCGGAATTGAGAAAAGACGGAGTTAGTGAAAGTTCTAATGATATAAAAATATCGGAGGCGAGTATACTGCAGTCTAAGAGTACTGATGGTGGTTCAAATCTCACACCAAACACATTAGTAGGCGATGGACTATATATTAAAGACTAACTTTATTTAAGAACGAGAAGCAATTAAAAACCCGCCAAACGCGGGTTTTTTTATTTCTAGCATTTAACCTTTTTTACACTATCACGTTCTATAAATCCAACATAACTTTGGCATAATTTATCATTTCGGGCAACACTTGTATTCTCTATAATATAGATCTTTTGAATTTTCATTTTATATTATATTTTTGTAATTTATTTACTATATCATATAAAATTATCGTTGTCAATAGAGAATGAGAAAACGTTCGCCGTGGCAAGAAAAATGCTCCATGATACATGTAAGGTACAATTAGACAGTCTCTTAGAGTACAATTAGTCCGTCTTTCCACCATTGAGGGATCATCTTTACCGTCTGTTTATAAAGATATGAAAACGACTCATCAAGGATATATACCTGTCCCCAATCTTCTTTGGATCGTACAACACGCCCACAACCCTGAATTATTCCTGTAATAGCCTGACGGTTATACCAATCTTTGGACAGTTGCATGCGTCTTTTAACCCATGCATCACCCAAGAATGGATATGGAACCTTGGTAATGATTCCAAATCTAGCACGATCATCCTTCAAATCCATACCCTCAGTAACAGAAGGTGAAACCAATATCATTGGCCTCAATTGAGAATTCTCCAAAAAATATTCAATTGCATCATCTCTAGATCGTTCACCACTAGGATTATGATGGACTATTTCATGTGGGGTATCATCAATGGCATGTAATATCCAATCTGATACTTGAAAACTTCCAGTATGAATTATACCTGATTCGTCTTTATGATGATTACAGATATGATTTATTGTTTTAATCATTTTCTTTCTATCATTGGATCGCTCTTGGCTATGCCATCCATAATTCATTTTTATAATGGGTTTATATACCACTTCTCGGTTTTCTACATTAAATTCTGAATCTACCGAAATCATTGCAGCTTCTTCAGGATCAATGCCTAAATCATTACAGAAACCTTCTTTATCCAATATTGTAGAAGACATGAATAAAAACCTATTAGCTTTAGGCAAGCATAAATTTCTAAAATTGTTTTTACCAAATAATTCTTTAAATTTAAAGTAATCATTATCTACGATGAGAACATACTTTCTATCAAAATACTTTCTATCAGTAGATAATACCTCTTGAATTGTGTCTCTATGCTCTGTAGCAGCCTTGTAGGCTTTTATTACTTTAATATCGGCCTTAGATAACTTATTGGTAAAAGAATTCTCTAATTGCATTATGTGTTTTCTGTATTCACTAATTTTTTCACATACAGCAGGATGATATACATTTTCCAAAAAATGAATAGCATCATCAGAATCTTTCGGCTTTTTGAATTTTACTAAATATTTCTTACACATATTCTTGCTAATATTCAATGAACTGAATTCTACCAAATGTGATTCCAATACATGGCATTCATCAAATATCATGACATCCCGTGCAGGTATTTTATGTCTGAGGTACTTAAAATATGTCAATGCAATACTATAATTTAAAATCATATTAGGTGAAGCTAAAGCTATTTCTCTGGCTTGACTTGCAGGGCATGATTCACATTTGGGTTTTATATCAGAACCAACATCACATGTAGTATTTTTTGATTCGCATTTATAATTATTACGCCCGTATACCGATGCTAATATTTCTTTTTCAAATGATTCTTCGTATTGACGTTGCAATGTCTTTTGTGGTGTCATTATAAAGGCATTTCCCATTCCATTATTGATGTAACCACTAAATGCCATGGCGAGGGGCGATTTTCCTCCACCTACAGGCATCTCACACATCACGTATTTAACATTTGCAGGTAATTCATTAATCCATTGCATTACATGTTTTTGTGAATCTCTAGGCGAATATTTGGGTAATATAGTACTCCAACTATTGTCTATGGTTCTTGTTTTTAAATTGTTTATAAGCTCTTCCTCTTTTTTATTTAAGAGTTCAGTTTCATTTAGTAAAGACATTTATTTCTCCAAATTATAAAAATACTTTCATATTGTACAGGTATTTTATTATATCATGTTATTACATATAATACCAGTAATAAAGAAGAGGGAGTTCTTGTAAAAAGAACTCCCGTCAAAAACGCAGTTTTTGGCTGAAAATTTAAAATTGTTTTCATTTGAGAGAGACAATAAAAATACTCGCTGACGCTCGCATTTTTATTGTCTTTTTTTACAATTGTTGTTTTCGATTTAACTTCTGAGAGTAAATTTCTAAGAGTTGAAACCCTAAATTCTAAGAGTTTTTACAATCCTCCCCTCCCCCATTTTTATTAAAATAAAATTAAATTTTAATTAGGAAATTGCCCACTCCAACCTAGACAGATCGGCGTGATTCCCTCGTACTGTCGTTGAGGGTATCGCCATTACATGATAGCAACCGCCGACTCTCACACAATCCAAATGGATCTAGAGCCCCTATCATCACGATGAATGATGACAACGTTTCGATGAGTCCAGATTTGATACACTATCAACTAATCTCGTAAGCCTTATTCAGCGTATCAATCTCTCATCCAGACCTTAGAGCACTTCAAGGATACCATTTTCATCGTAGTATCGGCTCGTTCCGGCAGTCTACAAAATCGTTATGCGCAGCCTGTTCGAGATTTTCCAAATTGTGAGTCGCTCCGAATTTCATGTACAATCCGGAACAGGATTATTTATACATGCTTGAGATAGGTGTGTCAAGTTTTGTAGTTATCAAAAAAGCAAAGAAGATCTCTTCCTTCAGGGAGGGAAGGGAGTTGTCAATTTAAACTCTGGATTTACTTTTATGATCTCCTCTACTATATGCTCTTCCAGCAAGTGCAACATCTTTGGGGAAGACGAAATTTTTAGGGACATTTTTCTTGGGTTTACCAAGTACTGCTGATGCATCAAACAACATTTTACGTAAAATAAACTTAGCTGTTGCAAAATCTATTACGGTTCCTATGATAGTTCTTTCAACATTTCTTTGGTGTCTTGTTATTTGAGTATCAGTATTAGAAGCAATTTCGTCTTTGGTTTGTATATAAAATCTTAAAGCACTCTTTACAGACCCATCTAAGTTTCGCATAAGTTCGAAAACATTTTTTTGTGCCATATCCCACACTCTGTCCGAAAAATGTTTTTTGGTGAATTCTATAACGTTTCGAACTTTTCGTTCATTTTCTCCGGGTGCTCCGGTTTTATTTCTTGGGTCAACCAATGTTGCTCCGGATAACAAAGATTCGGCAGTTTCTATAAAATCTTTTACTGTTTTTTTGATTCCTTCCCTATTCAGAGTATATGTACCAGATTTAGTTTTTATAGCTAAATTCAACTTTATTAAATCTTCTGCAGCCTCATGTGGATCATATGTAAAGTATCCTATGGTTTTATCTCGGACGTTTTCATAATTACGAGGATCTATATGTTCGTGCCATTTTTCACCTTTTTTTCTCTTTTTTATGATTTGTGCTAAAAATGACATTACGTTGGGTGTTATTTCTTTAACGGCAGCTTGGTCATATAATTGTTCTTCCTCTGGTTGTAAGCGATGTTCTGATTTTCCGGAATAAATATGTTTAAGATCATCAAATTTTTTATATGCTTGATCTACAGTAGACATTCCATTATCAAAGCCAGTACGGACTATATCTCGTATCCTAGCAATGGCCGGACTATCAATAATTCTAAAAGTTTCTCTCTCATAATCTTTGTTGGCGTACCCCATGTCGTCTAATACATCAGCTACTAATGCCACATTTTCTGCCTGTCGTGTACCAATGGATCTCCACTTTTCTTCTGGCCCTGAAAATGCAGGTATCCTTTTTTCATCATCCTCTCTATCGGCTGAATTGGCGGCTGATTTTTTAATAGATGATGATATACCAAACATATATTTTTCTGCTGATTCATTTCTAATACTTTGCAGAGCAGCAGCTAAATTTTTAAGGTGCATACTATTAGTATCACTTTCTGTGCGAATTTTTTCTAATACCTTACCCAGAAATTGTTTAACTCTTTGATAATCGTTATCAGTCATATGAGTAGCAGATTCTCCACCATATTTCGAGATTTCAATAAGAGTCTGCTCTACTAGTTGAAATATATTTTGTATTTTCATTTTTAATTTGATAATCAATATGAGATTATTTATCAGAAAAACAACCAAGATTTTGTTCTTAATTAATCTATAATATAAATATATTAAAATGGTTTACACAGGAAATAGTATGAATAAATTGGATGAAGAAACAAAGTCATGGTTAAAAAAGTATGCCGGAATGATTACTGAGACGGATTATAACTCTACAGAACATCATTTCAGGAATACAATAACGCTTCCAATAATAAAATTACACGACCTTTTGAGTAGTAATTATGCTTTAGATGATCATCAACTGAAATCTAGTTTAAAGGACAGGAAAGTTCAAGCGAGTATATATACATCAATTGAAACCTTAGAAGAAATGTTAGATCATCTTAAGAAGCTTCAGGTTAGTAGCAACGATTTAAATTAGTAATATATAATATCATTTTCGCATATTTTATATAATAAAAAAGCGTCATTAACATCTTCAATAGGTTTGGGGATAGATTTCATCGATAATATATCGTCTGCCGAACTTTTCAAAAAATCTTTCCACGGTGATGTAGTATGTTTGCTATCCAGTATTGCATTGAACATGTCATGTTTATCAAATGAACCACCAGACACCCCTTTTTTATTTCTCCATTCTAATTTAGGTTTTCTTTTTCCAACATTTATAGGATCATAACTCAACTTTGCTGACATCATCTTTAACTCACTAGGAGCTACTATTCTTATATTGTATTCTAGATTTAATAACTCTAGACGTATAAGTGTAGAAACCCCTACTAAATCAATTAAATGCCCGGCCCTAGAACTATAACTATAGCCTTCCAATAACACTATCGTCTTTCTAGGATCAGATATATTAGAAGCTATAGCATTTATAATAATACTGGATATATTGGAATAATAGCTAAGTTTGGATATTTCTTCATTTGAATAAGTATCAGTTTTTATTCTAGCGGGATAAGTTATTATGTCACATACAGACGAAGAACTCTCAAACCAGCGCTTTAGTCTATCGTTTTTAGTATATGCAACCTGATGTTGGGTAACTGTATATAATTTTCCATTAACACAAACTCCAGAACATATAGTAGATGGATCTATCGAAACTATATTAGTATATGGGTGGAAGCTGTCCTTTGCTTTCTTTGTATTTTTGTGATTCATTTTTTATCCTGTCATTGATATAGTTAATCATTTCATTTCGTTCAAAAAAGGTTCTTTCTAGAACATCCTCATATTGAATACTACCCCGCATAAAATACGAAATGTGTATAGCACTCTGTATAAGATTTTTACTACCCTTCCGTAATGCGTACATATATTTTGATATTTGTTCCTGATTACGGGTTTTTAATATGTTAAAAAAAAATACAAAGGATTAATATAAGTTTGATCCGTCTGTTTAGTTTTTCCACATTTTTCACATTTGATATTATATTTAAAATCAATACCCCAGTCCTGAAGCTCGGCAATTTTATTAAATATTTTTTCTCTATCAGCTAATGACAAGGTTTCTACCCATTCATGTATCATTTGTGAATCTGTGATGTCGTCAACCTTTTTTATTCTTCTTGAAATATTGATATTACTAAATTCATTAACAAAATTGAAGTATTCTTCATCGGTCATATTTTCCTGATCTTGAAGATTAAGAGTGTTAAGCTCTTTGAAATCCTTGAACGTAATAGGATGGAACTCTATACAGAAATTATTGAGATCTAAACGATTTTTTTCTTGATATTCTTCAAGGTTTAACTCTTTAGCATTATTCAAAAAGAAATCCAAAGATATATTGAATTCACATATATCACTATTTTCCCCTAAATTGTTTATATTACTCTCTATTTTGTTTTCCGCTTTTTCTGTGGACTTGTTTTCATTTTCAGGGAGTTTAATATTTTCAGTTCTAGCAGTTTCACTCATTTCATTTAATGCATTGTCCGGGCTGGACTCGTTATCTTGATCATCCAATTTCATACAATGATTTTTATATTTGAAATTACTACCGTGAGTCATCTTTTTAATGGCAGTTATCAAATAATCCACATCTTCAGGACATAATTTTAGTGGATCAATAACTTCAGGGACGCAATATTGAATAGATTCCGAAACTGCAGTTCCCTGTAGAATTGAATCTACTGATTTCATTTTCAGTTCTTCTCTTAGCCTCATTGAATAAACTACTACTTCGCCATCTTCTACATTATCAGCTAAAACGCCCTCATCATATATTTTTCCTCTAGACGGAAGGCGGAATACTACTCCGGGGATCGCAGCCCTATTTTTTTCTATAAGAGGGTTGTTTTGTTGTTGTGTATGGTTTTCCATATTAGTTGTTTATTATTTAAGGTGAAACTATTTATTCTTTTAATTAAAAGTTGAAAATAGAAATTAAATATTAGGATAAATATGTTATACAATATTAAAATAAACTTATGGCTGCAAACAAATCAATAATTCCAAAAAATAGGAGAATAATATTAACTGGAAATGATATTGACGAAAGCACTGGTACCACAAGGGAGGTTACTACTACGAGCACCACGGCGATTGACGGCCCCCAATCATTTGCGCCCGAATTACCCGGTGATCCTAATAGAAGAGGAATTTTGATAGAAAATACAACTACAATAGAACAGGTAATAGGTGAAAAAACAGGAGATGTCATATTCGAGGTTCAACCTACAGTATCAGAATCAGGTAGCGTATCCTATTTTGAAATTGGCGATATAAGACAAGCCGCCAATATGCTGATATACATGGGAACTCCTAGTAGAGAATTTTCTATAAACGGAAGATTTGTATCTAGATCTAACGCCGAAGCAACTAAAAATTGGAAGTATGTGCAACGATTGAGAGGGTGGAGGATGCCCGAGCAGAGTGGGGGCCAGCTAAATGCAACACAAACGCCGTCGAGATTAACATTGACGGGGTTGGGTGATTGGTTTAATAAAATAAAAGTAAGGATAGTGAGTTTAAACATTGAAGAGCCAGAAGATGTGGATTACATAAGAACGAATGATAATAAATATGATGTTCCTATAATTTGGCCAGTATCAGTTACATTAAAAGAAGCTAGGTCAATCGAGGAGATGAGAGAATTTGACATAACCAAATTCAGGGCGGGTACACTAGGTGGCTGGTAAAAATAACAGATTTAAATTATTCAAAGATAAAACATCCTTAGCCAAACGAAACTCTAGAATGTTAAACGGAGGAACTACCGAAATTAAAGGTGATAAATTAGGTTGGTGGGAGCGCAGGGATTTGCGCAAGGATACTTCTACTGACATACGAATAAAAATTCCTGAAATTTTTTCTGGCCGACCCGACCTATTGGCATTTAGAGTATATAAGAGACCAAATCTATTTTGGTTAATATTGCAATATAATAATATAGTAGATTTAGAAGAAGAATTTGTGACAGGCAAAGAAATAGTATTACCATCAGTAGATCGCACATTATCTTCACTAGTAAATAGAAACATACGAAGAGAACCAATACAGTAAATGTCTTTACCAACCAATCCATTAGAATCACCAAACAGTTATACAACTTATTTTGTGATTGCTGCGTTTGCCAAAACCGATGATGCAGAGAATACGCCACTGTCTCTTGAAGACGGTCCAGAGGGTGAAAGCATTGGTGGAGGTAAAGGTATAGTAGTCGTAAATGACTACATAAAAAAGGAAACGGCACCCAGTAGATTTTTAGTAAAAGATTTTCGTTTTGATTTTAATTGGACTGGAGAACATGTCAATACCACCGTTTCTGGTGGTAGTCTGATCATAACGGATACCACCTCTGGCGAATTTTTGACATTTCTAAAGCAAAATGTTTTAGAGATATTAAGCACTTCATTGGAAAATATAACATTTTCCATGCAATTATTCTTTATAACAGATAAAAATGATAATGAAATTATATCACCAAACCCATTATTCTTTTCTATCTCACAAATAGAACATAAATTAGCAGGGAACATGCATTTTTACGATTGTGATGTAATACCTTTATATAATGCAAAAGCACACTATACAAGTTATACAAGAATATATAACACAACTATCACCCATAAAGACGGACAATTACATGAAGAGATTCCTGAATCAAATCCGAAAGGTAATTCTATAAAATCTAGAAAAGAAGAAGATTCTGAAAAAGAGGGTAAAAGAAAGGAAAGAATAGAAAAAAGTAAACCAATGACGAATTTAAAACAAGCCTTTGAAGCCTTTGAATTAGAATTAAACGAGAATAATAAGATACATGATAAGCAATACCAAATATGGCAAGGTATTATTAGAGATGACTTCACAGATAAGATAAAAGATATTGAACAAATAAAAGCAGAAAAATTACCTATACAATATAAAGTACACGTCGATGAACAATATGAACCATTGATCATAGACAATAGAAATTTGCCTTTTGAACAACCCGAACAAAGGCAAAATATTTCTGGGGTGAGAGTAATTCCAACAAGATATGGGGAGAATATTCAGGATACAATAGACAGAATAATGGGATATTCCAGACAGATCGGTATACAGGCTAGGGGAGGAACCACTGGAGAAGGTGCAAAAAAAGATTACAAAGTCGGATTGACATGGAGAAGATTGTTAGATGAAATAAAATATGATATATGGATTAAAAATTATTTTTTACCAAAAAATAAGGTCGATGGTTTTAACAGTGGCTATGCAGCAGAATCGTCTAAGGAGCCGTTTACGTTTTTTTTCAAAGGTGCAGGTAATGCGGACCAATCTGAAGGTTCAGAAAATTTTGAAACCAATGATTCTTCTGAAAATAGCAATATGGTAAATAGAGATGATTTAATAACAGTCAATGGAACACTCCAGAGATCAAATTCTTTACTTGTAATCGAAGATGTTATTGACACCGAAGCAGGAAGATTATCATTCGGTGCAGAAAGAGAGACTATTAGCGCAGAACGTGAACCTAATACAGAGTTTTTTAAAGTTGGATATAGTGGAAATCGTGCAAATATATTGAATATAAAAACCCTCGGGGTAGAATACCCTAGGGAATTAGCAGATACTATAAAAACAAAGTATCCAATACAAAATACACAACAATCTACAATAGAGATAACTATACGGGGGAATCCTAATCTACTGTCAGATTTATTTAGATCTCCGAAAGATGTTGCCAATGGTGAAGAAGGTAATGCTGTACATTATAGACTACCAGAAGTTCTCCCCATATATGCAAAAATAATAATACAGCATAAACCCATAGAAGATAATGATACTATTACTGATGATGCATTTTACCATAAAGAATGGATGCATATATATAAAATAGAAAATATAATAAAAGCTGGGGCACTATTCCAAAAATTAACTCTGCTAAGAACGGATATATTGGTTTAACGTATGTTAGATTCTAAAACATTAATAGACATTGTAAATAAACAATTAGATGCAGGTAGAGGCACTCTTGCACATGATTCTATAACTCTAGGTGTGGTTGTAGATACGGATGATCCATTACAAAATGGAAGGTTGCGAATATATTGTCCTAATCTTAATGATAGTCCTAAAAAATTACATCATCTTCCGTGGGCCGTATGTGCATCCCCGCTAGCCGGTACAGTATCAAACTCTAGTTTCACTAGAGGTGCAGGTAAAGGTCTAGAAAATACAAAGGGGGCAGTGTCATACGGATTTTGGGGAATACCAGAACAAGGAGCAGTAGTCCTTGTAGCTAAAATAGATGGTGATGAAAGACGTAGAGTATGGCTGGGTTGTATACCTAGTCACCAAGAAACACATACATTAATGCATGGGCGATATAAATGGGAAAGTCCGGCCGGAGAGCCAGATGGTCCATTATCTTCAACATGTGATCCTATAGAACCGTATTATACAAACGCTAGCACCGCCTTTGAGAATGATAAAGAATCTAGAGAGTGGAAGACGAGACAAGCAGAATATCAAGCATGTGCCATTCCAAAAGATATATCTATACCAGCAGAAGGTTTAGAGGATTATATAGATGAACAATATCCAAACATCGCACCTGAAGAACGTGATGAATGGGTTAGAGATATATTAGGTTCGCATGGTTATGATTGGTCATCTAATAAAGCGCTCGGGGCCTTTATGGCATCAAAAGTGTACGGATTGTCTACGCCGGGATTTCATGCTCTATCCATGGATGATAGAGCATACAATAATAGAATACGAATACGGTCGTCAACGGGACACCAATTAATATTTGATGATACTAATGAAAGAATATATCTTTCAACTAATGAAGGAAATAATTTCATAGAATTTGATAGTAATGGAAATATAGACATATATTCTAAAAGGCGCATTTCTGCACATGCTGAAAAAGACATAAACTTTTCTACAGATGAATCCTTTCGAGTAAAGGCTAAAAAGGGAATATACATGTACTCTGGTGATACAGAGGGACAAGAAAAACTCGAAGATGAAAAGCCCAAAGATGGTGAAATACGTTTACATTCAACGGGCGACACACATTTAATGGTGGAAAAGAATTTAAGGGGGTTAGTGCAAGAAGATAACTTCATAGAAATAGGGAAGAGTTCTTTTATAAGTGTTGGAGATAGACTTAAAACTCAAGTAGAATCCGGAATAGATTTTGTTATAAATGACGGCAATTATAATATAGCTATAGAGGGGGATTATTATCATAATGCTTCAGGTGATACATCTATATTTTCAGGTGATGATAATATAATACAAGCTGTAAATGATACTGAAATATATTCATATACAGGAAAAGTTGATATAGGTTCACAATTAGAAATGTCATTAAAGTCATTTGAAGGTGATATGACATTAGAAGCTCTAGAGAAGAATATGAAACTAAAATCTAATGCGGGACAGAATCAGATAACAATGAGGAACCCCGCCATAAACATATTTACCGTTGGACAAGCGGTAATGCAGAGTAGCAAAGAAATAGCACAACAAGTGTATACAGGGTTCGAAGTAATAGATGGAGAACCGGGCATTGATGGAGAACTGCTCTCCAGCCAATGCTTAAGAATAGATGGTGGTGTGAATGTGTCTTTTGATGAGAGTGAAATAAAAATGGATGCTGTTAATGAAATGTTAATGAAAGTACAAAATGGAATAAGCGACACAACAGGAAAATTAGACACCCGTATTTCCGACATTAACAAGAGCTTAGAACAAATAGAAACTAATGTGAATGATTTCATGTTTACTACTCAACAGAGTCTACAAACTATGGTAGATAAATGGCTTAACCCTTTACCAGATGGTTTTGTTATACCATCGCTTCCACAGTTTCCACAACCACCTAGCTTACAACTTTCTGCAATTAATCTACCTGAATTTAATTTTGATTTTTGTATTAATGTTGCAGACCCATTAAACATAGACAGTTTCAATCCCATACCAACAAATTTATTTGGTACTATAAATGCAGATCTAGGTGGTTGGACACTTAATAATTTCAAAGATTGGGCAGAGCGGCATAAAGATAAACTAGATAGATCATTAAACAATTTAACCTCCGGGGTTGCTACAGGCGAAAATGCATTTGAATCTGCAGTTGATCAAATTAAAGACATAATTGAAGAAATCAACTTTGCATTGTCTAATTTAGCGAGTGCAACAGTAACAGATAATGGAGCCGAAATAGAGAGATATACTCTAAATATAAATAGTTTTCGGGATGAGATAAAAGAATATAATGGTTTAGTAGATTCACATAATGCTAATATAGGTTTTGAAGATTTAGAACCATTAGTAGAGCTACAAAATGAACTTGCAGATCATTCTAGAACAATTAATAGTTTAAATAAACTAGTACAAGATGACCAAGGTCAGGTAAACAACTTCGATTATAGTGAATTAACAGCTACTGCTGTAATTTACCAAGAATTTTTAAATGGATTGAATCAAATCGTATGAATACTAATGAATGGACTATAAATGAAGAAGTGGTACGAGAATTTGAAAATTTCGCACCTTTATTTGAATCTGCACAGCCTCCTATAGCCATGGAATCAAAAGTATCTTTAACAGAAATTTCACCATGGACTAACAGGGTACCTATGCATGAACCGTGGCCTAGAGTTATGAAAATAGATCAAGGTGACGTAGAGGATGATAAACAAAATGAAGAAAATGATGGATATAAAAACAATGTAGACTGGATAGATCAATATACCAATGATGGCGAAAAAAGGAATACAGAACCCATTGGTAGAATTGAAGGAGATGATGTTAATGATAGAGGTCCATTCTGGAGAAGATGATTCTCTTGTCAACCCCGCTCTGAAGGACGGGGCTCTTTGCTTTTTGATAAATATAATTAACTTAAATAAGTATAACAATGGACCAAGTTTTTTATAAAGGAATTTCCTTTAATCAGTATCAAAAAAATAAAAGTATTATGCTTAAAGATTCCGATTTGGTAAAACAAGATTTATTAAATTATATTTTTACTAAACGCGGGGAAAGAGTAATGATGCCTCGGTTTGGTTCTAGAATACCAGATCTTTTATTTGAACCCTTAGATGATACAACACTATCTATTATAGAAGAAGATGTCATAGAAATTTTGAATTTTGATCCTAGAATACAACCTATAAATTTTTCAATAGAACCAGAGGCTGATGCTAAAACTGTAAATATACGAATAGAGTTTTTATACTTAGAACTTAATTTTAATGATACACTAGATATAAAATTGAACTTTTTTGGATAACTAAATGGATAAGAGACAACCAAACATTGCAGAAAACTGGGAAAGAGCATACGATGCCTTTCAAGAAATAAACTTTAAGGCTTGGGATTATGAAACCATAAAACAATCTATGGTTGATTATCTGAAATTATATTATCCAGAAGACTTTAACGACTACATTGAAACCTCTGATATGATAGCAATAATAGAATTGTTTGCTTATCTTGGAGAATTATTAGCATATCGAATAGACCTTAATACACACGAAAATTTTTTATCAACGGCAGAACGAAAAGAATCCGTATTAAGATTAGCCAAGTATATATCTTATAACCCATCAAGATTAATACCTGCAAGAGGTCTAGTAAAGATAACGTCTATAAGTACTACAGAAAACGTTTTCGACAGTAATGGTAATAATTTAACCAATACCACTATACTATGGAATGATCCAAATAATCCAAATTGGAAAGAACAATTCATATCGGTCATGGAAAAGGTTATGGAACAAAAATTTGGAACAGTTCTTCCGTCTGACAGAGTTCAAGTCCAAGATGTTTTATTCGAATTATATACCCTTACAAATAATCCATTGAGAAATGAAACCATTGGTTATAATATAACAGTTTCTAACGTAACACATAATATGGAACTAGTAAGTGCAGAATTGTCGGAATTTGGTCCTAAAGAAAAGCGCCCAGAACGAAACCAGAAAATGAACATTTTATACGCTAGCGATGGGCTAGGCGATTCATCGAACAACACTGGATTTTTCTTTTTAACCAAACAAGGAAACTTACAGCGACAAACATTTGAATTTGATGGGATATTACCTAACCAAGAAAAAATTATAGATGCTACATCAATAAATGAAACTGACGTTTGGGTTAACAATATAGACAGCGAGACTAATGAAATAATATCAGGGGGAGAGCGATATAATGAACCCAGACAAGGAGAATGGCAACAAGTTGATGTTGCTAATTCCCAAAATATTTTATTTAATACCTCACCGAATAGAAATAAGTATGAAATTGAAACACTCGCAAATGATGGCGTAAAACTTCTATTCGGCGATGGAAATTTTGCAAACATTCCGTCGGGTAAATTTGATGTATGGTATCGAGTGACCGAGTTTGATAGTGAAAACTCATCACTAGCAATTCCTAGAAATGCTATCCAGAATAAATCAGGTGGGTTTGGCTATACTGGCGATGAAGGTAGATTGGAATCCTTTACATTTACATTTAGTTTATTTTCACCCATACAAAATTCTGCCCCAACAGAGTCAATAGAAAGAATTAGGGAAGTTGCCCCCTCAGTATACTATACACAAGATCGTATGGTAAACGGGAGAGACTATAATGAATTTATGCTTCAGAATAATAGCATTCTGAAATTAAGAGCCATTAATAGAACATTTGCGGGAGATTCAAAATTCATAGGCTGGCATGATCCCAAAGAATATTATGAAAATGTAAAACTTTTTGGTGACGATTTAGTATTATTCTTTGATACACAAGAAAAAACATTTAATATAACGTCTGATGAATTACCTGCCGAAGATGGAGGACTAAATATTCCATTAATTAACTCCATCATATCTAACCATATAGAACCCATATTCAGAAGACAAGACTTTTATAATTCTATGATATTAAATGGAGTTTCTCCCGAATTTATCAAATTCAATTTTTCTGAAGAAGAGTTAGTGGAATTATCAGCAGCATTAAATAATATAATAATATCAGCACCAAATACCATATATATGAGATTGAATATCCAAAATGATCAATCTGATAATAGATGGAGCTTTCAAATAGCAACTGAACCAACTGATTGGAGTATTTCAATAGAATCACAATCAGACAACAGTTGGTTAGTAACGTTTAGAACAAAAGATTTAACCGCGCATAGTGAAGAAATAATATTTACTTCTACCAATGGTGAGAAAAGAGTAATAACATATGATACATTGAATTCCAATAAGGATAATATTGTTATATTAAAAGCCAATGTCGGGTCAGATGGAAATACCCTTTCAGAGAATAAAAGATTTTTTGTAATCCAAGGAAAGAGATTTGACAAAGGTGTAAATACTGGAGTATGTGACTTTAGTAGTTTGAGTATTCTCCCCACAGATGAAGATGAAAATGGTATACCTGATTCAGTATCATTAGATTATATATTGACAGAAACATCATACGTATATTTTTCTAGAGAGAATATCAATTCTCCATGGCAGTTTGTACCATTTAGGGAAGGTATAGTGGAAGAATGGCAAGAAGAACAGAGCAAACCATCAGAGGATCGTTTGTGGAAACGAGAAAGGGGTGTAGAAGGTTTAAATTTCTTATGGCTACATAGGACTCCTAGATATCATTTAATAGATCCAACCGCAACCAATATAATAGATTCATTCATTATAACTCGCGGCTACTATAGCAATGTAAGAGAATGGCTCAATGGAAGAATAGAAAATGAACCAATACCACCATCCTCATTTGAACTGAAATCTTCTTTTGGGGATCTTATAGAAAATAAAATGATATCTGATAGTCTTATATTACATCCCGGAAAAATAAAAGCCATAATAGGCTCCAAAGCCAACCGAGAACTACAAGCCATAATAAAAGTAGTAAAATCACCTAATAGTGTATCAAGTAACAATAGAATAAAAAACGATATAGTTACTGTTGTCAATAGGTTTTTCAACATAAATGCTTGGAATTTTGGGCAGCCATTCTATTTTACAGAATTGGCGTCAGCTATACACAATGAATTATCGTCTGAAATAGAATCAGTCGTACTAGTACCAAAATCTCCGGATAATAATTTCGGGGATTTATTTGAGATAGTCGCTAAAGAAAGTGAAATTTTGCAACCTAGTATAAGTGTAGATGATGTAGAGTTAGTGCAAAAATTAGACTCTAAAACCATAAAACAACGGCTGTGATAAATAAATCTACAATACAATTAAAAGTAACGTCAAGAAATAATGCCAAGAAATAATGATTACAAAACCGGAGAAGTAGTAGATGCTACGTCTCTTATACCAGAACATATTAGAACTGATGTATTAGAAGGTATATCAGATAATATATTCAATAGATTTTTCACTAAGAGAAATTTTGAGAAGGTAACCGGTTATGTAGGTCGCGAAAAGCAGAATGCAATATTAAACAAAATACCCGAAAATAGAGAATTTCTTAAGAAAAATCAATTACAACCAGTTATAAAAAAGAAAACCGGAAATAACTCTGAATTTTTAACATTTGAACAATTCATGAGGACCCTAGAAAATGAAGGTATTAATATAGACACTTTTGAAGAATGGGGGAAAACACTTCAATTCAATTTTTATCCACCTATTGATATTGATAAAATAATAAACTTTCAAGATTATTATTGGACAGATCAAAATTCTTCTCCAGAATATATAACCATCAAAAGCGAAAAAAATAACTCAAAAGGTCGTTTTGAACAATTGAAGAATTCAATTTTCAATGTTGTTCAAAATACGAAATCCGCAAATTCCATTTATACTATTATTGCCAATGAAGATGACGGATTGTTTATAGTATTTGATACTAATAAAAATACAAGAACCTTAGTGAGAAAAAGTGATACAACTCTTACTAGAGTAGATGACAATATAGTTCCAGAGTTTTCTGGATTTTTTGAATATGTTAAATTAGATTTTTCAATACACACAATTTCTAATAATAGTGTTTCTGTAATAGGCTCAGATCTACAAGAAATAAATGAAGGGCAGATTATTGCATTATATTCAACTGAAAATAGTATACAAGAGCTTGCTATTGTAAAAGAAGTATTTTTCGATACGACAACAAATATAACAACATTAGTATTTTCAGATGATTTAATTGGACAAAATTATTTAAAAATTTCATTACATCCTATAATTACGTTTGAATTAGAAAAATATTTACATCTAAAAAATTCTAATCGTGCAATTACCGTGCAAGAAAGTGATGTGTTTGATATAGGTAAAGCTATATGGATAAAGAAAAATAAAATACTATCAACTTCTGGAGATACTGTTTTAGGGGCATCCACAATAATTCAAAATAATATAGATTTGACTACAGTATTAGACCCAAATTTATCTTATAAAATAAGTATAGAAACTGGGCCTAATAAAGGTACCTATACAATAAACTCTTATACTAGTAACAGCATAACCATTAATGGGAACATGGATTTTTTTACAGCACATAATCAAGAATTTACAATTTTTAGGGAAATTGATTTAGAAGAAAAAACAACAGTTGCAGAAAATGATTTTTGGCATGATACCAACTCTAATGATATATTAAAACAATATGTAGAAGGGCAGTGGATAAATAAAATTTTAAATTTTTCTATATTATTAAATTTTAGTGATAATATAAACGATTTAGAAGAAAATGATTGGACGCGAAATAATCACTGGGCACATAAAAATCAGCTAAGTACTTTATCACTGAGTCGTCAAGCAGCAATGCCAATTATTGAATATGAATCATATCTTGAGTTATCAGCGTTTTCTAGTTTTTCATATAATTGGAAATATTCACCTTCTGTATCCGAAACTCATATAGCAACTGAAGAAGGTCCAACCCTTTTTGAAATAGCTAATATAGAATTAGACAATGACAATAAATTAGACTATACAGGGCCAAGTACAGTTAGATTACCAGAAAAATATGGTAACATGGAATCACATATTACTTCCGGAGATAAGATAGTATTTGCCGGATTTGATAATAATAATGCGACGTACATAGTAGAAGATGTTAGATTCATACAACCTGAACCTAACCAAAGATATGTCACTGAAATTGAAATATTAGGATCTTTTTTTAATCTTTCAGATTCTCCAGCCGGGGCATTGATTTATCCCAGCCGCACTAGTAAAGGAGATGTGTTTGACCCCAATCATGATCATTGGATATTTAATGGCGTTAAAGAAATAACTTCGAGCAGCGTAGATAAAGAAATTAACCCTATGCTATTTGAAGTAATAAATTCGTATACTGCAACAAATACTAATGGAGAAGAATATGAAAGCATAATTGGACTAAATTTCCAAGAGTTTAATCCAATAAATGAATATGCAGGACTGCGATTAGAATTTGACCCGAGTTTACATAATATATGTTTATTTGAAGATTTTCAAGAAGGAGACTTACGAGTATACATCAATGGTGAAAGAATATTTGATCGTTTTAATGAAGGAAGTATTAATAGTAAATATACTACCCATATAGAATTGGATGAAAATATAATAACTGGGCCTGATGATAGAATTAGGATCGAATTAGGAGAATATTTTAAAGAGGATATAGGTAAAAAAGATGTAAATGTTCTAACCGATTATGGAATAGATGCTTATAATATTTCAGATGATCGTAGAGTAGAACAAAACAAAACGCAGATTAATCAATATCCACAATTTAAATTGTATGATATATTTGGAAATCCACTAAAGAAATCCAATTCTATATTTTGGTTTAAGGAATCAAATGACGCTATTATAAACAATTATGTTTTTAGGAGATTAGCCACAAAAAGAAATTCTAGTGATTTTATATTTGAGCATGGATTAATAGAAGAAGATGGCACCCTTCTTTGCTATAAAGATTTGACAGATGGTGTAATAAAATCTATTTGGAGGCGTGGCAGAAAAAATGAACAATATGTTCCACAGAAGGTAGGACCCGATTGGGACATCCCTAATCCGTGGTTTTACAATATAGAACATAAGCTGGAAAAAGAAATTAGTTTAATAGATGTTTTCCGACATTTTAGAACAATAGAATTGGTGCAAAGTGATCCGATGCTTATCGGAAATTCTCAAAATATATTTCATGCGTTAGCATACATAAATGAGGGAATCGGTGGGACCATAAAAGAACATAATGGAAATTGGGATTTATTAATTTCGGCATTAACTTCAGGAAATGTGAGTGTAAACGATGTTATAGATTTTGCAGGTTCTCAATATCAAAATATATTATTTGCAATAGAAAACAGGGTATTAGATATATTACCAGAAATCCTAGAAAAAAATATCACACCATCTACTATAATAGAATACATCAAAAATGATTTTAGATTAGATAGGATTTTTGGTGATTCAACATCTTATTTCGATGAAAGTGGCATAGCAAATATTATTGCTACATCTAGTGTAATACGTCTAACTAACTTCTATGAGCCACAATTATACAAGATTAGAGATTCATGGTCTATATTACACCATGATGGGCATAGAGCCATAGTAAAACTTAATCTTTCTGAAAAAATAAGAACTTTCCAAAAACTGACAAAGAATAAACAAAAAATCACGTCAGTTAATGATCCATTTCCTAATATTTTAAATTTCTCTGAGGGGGATTTTTTAATAAGAGGGAATTCAATAGAAAACGCGGTTGATTTATATGTTGTTGAGAACGCATCATGGAATTTTATAGACTTAGAAAGGCTAATAGCTGATTATATATTAGAAGTAGAAAATAAATTATATGAAGTATCTAAAAAAATATCTGAAACTGTAAACAAACAATATGATATCAGTTGGGTTAAAGGAACAGAAAAATTCTTCAATTTAGAAAGAAAAGAATTTTTGAATTATTTTTGTGGAGAACAGGCTTTACAAAATGATATATTTGATAGCTCTGATCCGTTCACATGGAATTACGTAAACAATACTGTAGAAAATCATCCAGTTTTGGGAGAGGCTTCTACAACATCAAAAGGTTCTTGGCAAGCACTATACGAAAAATTATTTAATACTCCATTCCCTAACATGGAGCCATGGAGAATGCAAGGCTATGATAATAAACCTTCGTGGTGGGATTCGGTATATTTAAATGTAGAACCCTTATCTTTAGCTAAATGGAACCGTTTCATGTGGGAAAATGTTTTATCTGGAGTAGTACCAACAGGTGAAAAGCTACCAAATGGAAATATTTCGAGCGGAAATTCTGGAGAAGCTGAATATGCTTATTCATATGTCCCAGTAAATATAACTAACGATATTATTAATGAAATATTACCAGATCAACTCATACCACCATATTGGGATGGTTCATTGTCCAATGAACCAAAATTTAAGCCCATATTCGATAAGTCAAGTCAAGAATTTATAAAAACCCCTAATGCAGATTTTTTATTTGGCCAAGATGGTCATAAAGAGTGGGAATGGAAAAATTCTATAAATTACTTATATTCTAGAATAAAAATTTCATATAAATTAGACCCCATAAGATTTTTTAGTAAATCTTATGGAAATCAACTTCAATCAGTAGATTGTTTAATGGTAGATACCAAAACACATCAAATAGAGTCTCATAAAAATACTATATTTCATGGTGAACAATATAAGGGGGTACCACAGGTATTACATGGTATTCAACAGTGGATTGTACACCATAATAGATTTAACGAGTTGGATGGGGCTTCTTCTCTATACAGAACTATATGGAGAACATGGGAACCTAGATTATCACATTTGTTTAATACTTTCATTAATGATACTACATTAAAAGTTCAGGGTGATCCAATTGATATAACTAATAAAGATTTTTCAGTTGATATAATAACAGATAATACCAAAGAAAATAAAATATTTTCTTCCATAAAAGCTTCTATAAGAAAAATCCCTTCTAGAGCTATAAGGTCAGTATATGACAGTAGTAATTGGGTATTTGAATTAGAAGCAAAAACACCTAGAAAAGGTACGTCTCTTGAAACATTTCATCCACAAAATTATGAATTCAGACAACTAACTGATTCAAATTTTGGAATTTCATCATATGTATTACAGGATGCTGAAATATCTAGTACCAAAGGATTCTGGAGAGCTACTTATAGCGATGCCTTGTCTTTTAATACTATAACAAATTTAACATCAAATTATCACGCTGAAATAGAAATAGATGGACAAATATCTACCACTGTATTTGTGGCAGGTAATTCTCAAAATCCACCTGATATTAAAACAGTAATCGAATCACTGAACAACCAGCTTGAAAATGCTATTGTCTTTTTAGAAAGTGGGTCTATTGTAATAGAAAGTAATAACACTGACCCCAATGTGTCAAGCATTTCTGTTGCATCAGATACGCTTTTTTCAAACATAAAAGGGGGTTTTGCCTCAACTTCAGGATTAGCACCATTAGAATTTAAAAAAGTATTTGTGTTACAAGGAAACCAAACTAGATACTTCAAAGTGGGAGATACCATAGAAATACAAAACTCTCAAAACTTCAATGGAACATATACCGTAGAGTCGGTATTGTTTTCTAGAGACAATATTACAACCTCTATACGAGTAGAAGAAAATGTAATGCTTTCTTCTGACATTATTGATGGAATAATAATACCAGAAAATTCTATTACCATTCCATGGGAAACAGGCCAAGAAGTATATTTGGATACTGATGGAGTGTTGCCCGGTGCATTGGATAAAAATAAACCATATTATATTATTAAATTAAATGATTTTACTTTTCGTATTGCAGAGACGCAAAATAAAGCTCTGGATAATGAATCATTGAAAAATTTATCTACCGGCGCTGGAAGCTTTTGGATCGGAAATCTCTTGAGAACATTCAGACCTCTGGGCGGGGATCCAGACGTACCCTTCAGACACTATGAACCAGACACTAGAACCGTGCATGAATATACTGGTAATATCATAATATCCAGATTACAAAACTTAGTGGATTTCATCCTAGGCTATAATGACTATCTCGAATATATCGGTGTAATATCAGAAAACCAAAGACAAGACAATATAGATGAAGAAACCGGTAGAGGAAACAGTTGGCAAGTAGAGGTAGAAAAATATATATCATGGGCTAACAAACTATTATTGGCAAATTTGAATTCTACGCCATCTATAGAAGCTGACGTAGACGTTAATACTGATTCTTTTATACCAAGAACCGAAATTATATATTCAACCGGCGATAGAGTTTCTATTAATGAAAGTAATAATGGTACCGGAGTGGTTCCGAATGAATTAAAATCACCATTTAATAGTTTTATCCCATACTATGTAATAATCACAAATAGTGGAAATATTCAGCTAGCATTTACTGAAAGAGATGCTCTCAGTGGTAAAAATATAAAATTTAATAGTGGCAGTGGAAATATAACGATTAGCATATTCAGAAAAAATAAAAAGTTCCCTAATAGGATATTAAACCCATATAAAAATCAATTTTCTGTAAAACACGAAACAGGAATTTTAGAGTCTTATACGCAATCAAACACATCATCCAATATTTTCCAAAAGCATTCTTTGTTTGATACAAATCTAATACGCTTAGATTTAGAAGATGTTTTACTGTATCGAAAAGATACCAAATCAAAAATAATGGTAACTGAGGAAACCGATAAAAATATAGGCGGCGGGAGCATATCGTTATTTGATGTTGGACATATATGCAATTTTGACTCATATACTACCGGCGGTAAATTAATATATGATTCGTTTTTAGGTATAGCAACACCTAGAGTTCTGTTAGAATATTTAAAACCTAAAAATAAAACCGGAAGACCCAGCGTTGGAGGATTAGTATTAAATAATGAATCTTTAATAGATAGTATAGAAAAATCTATAGAAGATATACGATATTATTATGATCCATACAAATCAATAGAAACGGATAAAACGGCTATAAAAGCAAAAGAGTCTGTTGGGTATGGCGGGCCAGATCAATTTATGTTTGATCTTGGAATAGATGAAAAATCTCAGTTTATATTTTGGAAATCATTTATACAAAATAAAGGGACAAACAACTCTTTATCAGCATTTACCGGACATAGACTATTAGATAATGTCAGTGTAGATGAATATTGGGCATATAGACTATGTGAATTTGGTGATTCCAAGAGAAAAGCCTATCCGGAAATAAAACTAAAAACTGACGATGTAGTTAAAAAAGAACTACGACTTGAATTTGCCCCACCAACAGGTGGTCTATTAACCAGAAATGCGGTTGCCATCAGATTAAATGACGTAGATAGGTGGAATAATCTCCCAGATGTAATTGAATTAATGAAGCCACATAATGGATATTTTTTCGATGCCAAAGAACAAGAAATTATATTTAACGCCGAGAGTATTGCGAAATTTACGCCGTTCCAAAGAGGTACAGGGTATAAATCTGTAGAATTATCAAAACCAGCATATGGAGCTATAGTAACCTATATTTTGGATGGAAAAGAAAAAAATGCTAGTGAAGGTTTATCATTTAGATTTATAAATTCTACAATTTTAGAGTTTATAGCCGATGATTTCGACCAATGGGAAAATGTTACAATAATAACACTAACATATGCATATGAGGAAGAAAATCCATTGCGTTTAATTGAAACTACTAGACCTGAAAAGGTATTGAAAGAAATCCCGATATGGAACCCAGCGTTAGACCAACATAACCCCCTTGGAGAGTTTCCAATAGATATAGAGAGACCAACTGACCCGGCAAAATATACAAATGACCTAAATGAAGATCGAGTGTCACAAAACCACTGGAATACAAAACAAGTTGGAAAAGTATGGGCAGATACATCTAGAAAATTTTATAAACCATATTTTGACGAAAATATTTATTTAACAGAGGATGAAAGAAGCTTAGTATGGGGCCAATTAGAAGATTTTGGCGATGTGACTTTTTACAAATGGATAAGCACAAGTCTTTCACCCGAAGAATATGTAGAACGGGTTAAAGAAGATGAAAATAGAAGAATAGAACTATCGGAAAAGATTACTGGATCTCCTAGAAGAATAGTCTATAAGAATATCGGAACGTTACAAGAACCCATATGGAAAGAAGAGATTACAGTAGTTAGTAAATTTCCGATAACAGGATATGAAGAAACTCGCGATACACATATGTTCTCATCCGGAGATGTGCTAGATGTATATGTTAACGGAAAATTTTTTCAGCAAATAATATATGATACTCCAACAGTTTTAGAAGGTATGATAAATGATGAAATAACTGATGGAAATATACAACAAAAAGACATGTTAACTCTTGTTAAAGAGCCGCATGAGCCAACTGATGAAGAAATAGAAGAACAAAAATATATTATAATATATCCACACACTAGAGTTAGAAAATTTAATGTAAACTCGTTAGAAGAAGAGTATGTATATTTTTATTGGGTATCTGACATGCGCTCAGAAAAGTTGTTAGAAGATACAGCGTTAACATTATTTGATGCGGAACGAGAATATAAAATAATGTCAGAGCCGTTCGCTATAATACACGGATTTAGAGATGAAGGAACTGGGTATGGCGTATTATTTGGAAGTACATATGATCCAGAGGATAACACATTACCCACAAGATTCTCTTTAGTTACAATTAAAGGTCTTAGCAGAACAGTAAAAGATAATAATAATTATATATTGCGTCTTAGTAAAGACTATACTCTACGCGATAGAATGAACAATAAAAATCTCAAATTAAGTAACAAACATTGGTCATGGAAATTAATTAGGAAAAACCAATCATCTAGGGTAGATAGATTATTATGGAAAAAAGTTATAGAAGCTTCTACTGAAAGAGTCGTACTTAATGATGACTTTGATATTGATATGGAATCTCTTCTTCCTAGCGAAAGCAGAATTCGCTTTGACACTTTAGTAGATGGTGCCACTACTAGAGTTGGAATGTATAATGGTAGAGTTCTTATGGATAAATCTGAAATTATAAATTTGACTATGGATATATTATTTGATCCTTCAAGAGAATGGCAGCAAGTTGATATCGAAGAATTTGTAGATAAATTTGATTTAGAAAGAATTGAAGACATTAGAGATTTTTATAAATCTATATATGAATCATTTACACCATCAGAAATAAATGATATATTCTTTGAATTATTAGAACGTTCAGTTTCACTTAATAAGAAGCATCCTGATATATTTAAAACATCTTGGGTATCCATTGATGTATCAAATCGTGTGTCTTTAAATGAATCAAACGATGAAGATATATTACAAGTATTTGCATCAGAATTTGAATGTGGTGAAAATAACAGCGTAATGTTGCCAAACCCAAGTTCAACACCATTACTGTCACCTACTACGCCAACTCCTACACCCACGCCTACACAAAGCAGTGGCTTCAGCCCTACGCCAACAGTAACGCCAACACCATCAGTATCTGAGAGTGCCACACCAACTCCGACACCATCAGTATCTGAGAGCACAACTCCTACTCCTACTCCAACACCATCAATATCTAACAGTGCTACACCCACGACACCGACACCTACACCTACACCATCAAATTTAAGTGGAATCTCTACTATTTTTATAACATGGGAGAATTAAAAAATGGATATCAATAAAAACATAAAAAACAGAATAGAAAAACTCTTTAAAGAAAATAAATACAATTGTAAATCTATATCAATCTCCAGAAAAGAAAAAAATGGGGAAAAAACAGAAGAGATATGTATAAGAGTAAGTGTTTCTGAAAAAAAACCTCTAAATCAACTATCACCTTCTGAAATAGTTCCCGAAGAACTCGAAATCGACGGAATGAGAATTAAAACTGATGTTAAAGAAATAGCCGATATAAAATTCATGGGATGTTTTTCTGACCCTAATGACCCAGATATACTGAAATTACGAGGAAACCCATCATTAATTACACCGTTAAAGGGCGGCCAAGAAATAATAAAGTTTCCGCTTGATTGGGCAGTTAATTCTTCAGGAGCGCCGACGGGTTTCAGTCTTGGGACTTTAGGATTTTTTGGAGTGGATAATATAGATGATAAAATTGTAGGTGTAACTAATGCCCATGTTGTAGTAGATAAATTATTATTTACTTCAAATCGAGATAAAAATGAAGAAAGTAATAATCCATATAATACAAAAAAAGAATTTAATTGGCCTGTGGATGGCCAACCATACTCTTCGTCTGCGAGAGCAAGAAGCGGAACTGGATTCGCAGATAACATTATTAGTGTATCATCTGATATTAAAAGATATCACCCTATTCGCAATGACGGTGGAATGAATTATGTAGATGTTGCACTGCTTATAATGAATCCACAAAATATAAGTGAAACTGATTCGTTCAAAATACACCATCCTTCGGGAGTGACTGAATCCAACGAATTTTTACCATTTGCATCTACGTTAGAAATAGACAGTTTATTAGATTCTCCCAAACCGAAAATGTTTTCTGTGGGACGAACAACAGGACCAAAGGGATGGGGAACAGATCCTGCCTGCACAATAGAAGCGGTAGGATTGAGCGTTAATATAAATGTGGGATTTGATAATGGGAGTTTTTCAATTCCATTCGGGGATATAATACATTACCAACATTCTGACGGGAGTGATGGCATAATTGATGGTGGAGATTCTGGATCTGCACTAATAGCAGAATTTAATGGTGTTAAAAAAATAGTTGGGCTAGCATTTGCAGGCAGTCAAGATGCAATAAATGCTTTTGCATGTAGAATAGATCGTATAGCACAAGCACTTAAAATACGTCAATGGGATGAAACATTTACATATGATGATACAGATCCCACATCGACTATAATAAGTTTTCCTATAGAAGATCCTAGTTCAGATCAACTTAGTATAATACAAGATGGGAAAGAATATTTCCAAATCGGGTCGGATGTAAACGTAATACCTACACCAACTCCTACACCATCAGTATCTGAGAGTGCTACACCTACACCATGAGTATCTGAGAGTGCTACACCTACACCTACACCTACACCTACTCCTACACCATCAGTATCTGAGAGTGCTACACCTACACCTACTCCTACACCTAGCCCTAGTGCTGCAGTTCCAATGATATTAACTATGGACACCACCCTAAATCCAACTGGCACCGATGTAACATTGCCAATGAAAGGGCCGGGGGATGTTAGTGTTGACTGGGGTGATGGTACTGTAGATAGTTTCCAAAATAATACTGTAGACAGCCTGTTACAGTCCAGTCCACATAGTTATCCAGTTGATGGCGTATATACTATTACAATTACTGGAACATTAACCAAATTTGGTGATTTCGCTATAGATATGAATGGAATTACCGGTGTTAATTCTTTCGGAGAATTAGGGATTACTAGCTTAAATGGGGCTCTATATAATTCAATAGAATTAACTACTTTACCAGATAACATTCCATCCTCTGTTACCGACATGTCATTCATGTTTTTGGTTGATCCAGATAAGCCCAAGAGTTTTAATATTAATATAAATTCATGGGATGTTAGTAATATTGTCAATATGGCTGGTTTATTCATGGGATGTATTTCGTTTAATCAACCATTAAATAATTGGGTCACCTCAAATGTTACTGATATGTCATTTATGTTTAATGGCGCAAGTTCCTTTAATGGTGATATTACAACATGGGATACATCATCTGCGAATAACATGACTACTATGTTCCAAAATGCTGAAGTCTTTAATCAAGATATTTCAAATTGGAATGTTTCTAATGTTACTAATATGTCATGGATGTTTTTCGGTGCATTTTCATTTAATCAAGATATAAGTACATGGGTACCTTCTTCGGTAACTACTATGCGAGCAATGTTCGCGAACTCTGCATTTAACCAGAATATTGATTCATGGGATGTATCTATGGTGCAAAATATGAGGTTCATGTTTGGAAATTCGGCCTTCAATCAACCATTAAATTCATGGAATACATCATCTGTGAATAATATGAGTGCCATGTTTGAAAATAACCCATTATTTAATCAACCGTTGAATAATTGGGTCACCTCAAATGTTACTGATATGTCATTTATGTTTAATGGCGCAAGTTCCTTTAATGGTGATATTACAACATGGGATACATCATCTG